ATGGCTTTGGCAATGAACGGATCTTCCTCAGTTCCAGTTTCAAAAAAACCGTTTGTGGAGGGAACCGGGGACGAACGCAGTGAGTCCTTCCCTCCACGATGTGTTTTCAGTCCATTACTAGAACTCAGTATATTACTAAGATGGGGCTTTCCCTGATACGGCTCAGCCTGATACGGCAAACCCGTATCAAGTAAAGATTCAAAGATTACCCACCTTTTCGCCGTGATACGACCTTTGATCCGGACCGTCTCCAATCTGGCGTATCCTCTGGCCCGTAGCTCTTTCAAAGCAGCATAAACGGAGTCTCTGCCATCGGTAGACCGGTTTATCAAGTCACTCACCTGGACCACCCAATTTTCCTTTCGGGTTAAAAGATACCCCAGCACTCCTTTGGCTTTGAATGAGAGCGTGGCATCCTCAAAAGGGACGTTGCTCACAGTGGTGAACGATGTCGCGTGACGGACGATTTTGATTATCATACCACAATCCAAAAAACGAACGTCCGTCAACCCTCTCGAAATCGCGACTGGCGGCGCGCGACCCTTGCGGGTCAGGATTGCGGACGTTCAAATTCAATTACTCAGTTTTGGGTTTTTCGAGGACCCGCGGACATCATAAGGCCCAACTCAATTCTGTAAATAAGAAAGGGCTCACTCCTTGACAGTTTTGTTCTTTTCGCGGTGCCAGTCCTCAGCGCCCAGCAACTGCGGAGCCCATTGAAGGTAGGCCCCCTTCAAATAGGCGTCACACAGAAAAGGTTTATATTCTCCTGGCACGTAGGCTGAGTAATTGAACACCTCCTCCGTAGGGATCTTCGCATTACCATACCGCTCGCCATGATTGATCTCTTCGCGTTTTTGGTAGTAGTAGCCGGGCCTGTTTGGGACGGGCCTGGTTTTGTCTAAGACCCACCTTTCGCTAATCCGGTCACCTTTCGACCACCGCACCCAGACGTGTTTCTTGTCGCGAGTGAAATACATGAAGGTGACCACTCTCGGACGGATGCGTGATTCCTTCAAAACCTCTCTTTTGGTGTAAGGACACCAGGCGTAATCAGTTTCTTCATCATACCACTTGGACCATACCGCATCGCCTTTCTTGAGCAGTGCGTTCTTTTGGTCACGGTATTCTTCCCACTTCGGAGGATAGGCTGAAGGGAGTCCAGTCTCCTCATCGAACACCAGGCGCAGGCTTTCACGAACCACAGTCTCGTCTGATAGATTCATTGGAGGGTGCGGATGAAACACCTTTGAGCGATCCAACATACCCTGCAACAAGAACATGACGCGATTGTATTCAAAAATCTGCCGGCGCCGCTTGCCCATCACTTCGTCATACTCAAAGTCCTGGACAGTAATTTCCTTGTCAACTTCGCCGGACCACTTGGCTTCTTTGATTAGCGGCGAGTGGAATTCTTTGCGCAGTGGTAGCAACCGTGGACTGAAGTCGATTTCCGTAGCCAAGCGCCACACCTGCTCACCGTTCCGAATCAACAAATAGGTTGCCGCGTCAGCCTGTTGCATTTTGACAATGGCAAAAGCATCTCCCAGACTCACCGGTCTTCCGTAGTCTTTCTTGTGCCGGCGGATTTTGAACGCCACCACACTGCGGGTCTCTGGGATGAGGCGATTGAGGTTCTCAGGCTTCACCACCCACGCATCAAATTGCGACAGTTTGGTGTAGTTCATTCCTCCTTTGTCGTAATCGATCAAACACTCCTCGTCCATGTAACGCAGCATCTGGCGAATAGTGATGGGGGTGTTGAGAGGGGCGGGCTCGCCTTCCTTGATCAGCTTCGACTCCTCGCAGACACCAGCGTAGAGCTCCAAGACAAACATCCGCTCATCGACGTTTTCGACGGCGTGCTTCATCCGATTTGCTTCTGCCTTCATAGGCAGCATGAAGCACTTCTGCAAGGCTACCATTTCCTGCATCAAGGACTCCACTCCTTTCTGAGCGGTAGGAAACGATTTCTCTTTGATGCGTTGCAGGGCCTTTTTCGTCTCCTTGGGGTCCTGTCGCATGCCAGCTGGAACCAGCGCGGTCTGGGTGTCACCTTCCTGCTCTTCGTTAATCAACCCGCCCGCCCGGACGATATCACCCAAAGCCTTCACCGCCGACTGGATCTCAATTTGCTTTTCGGCGATTTGGCGGTTGAAGATGTCTTTCCAGTTGAGCTCGCGGCGGAGCCGAGCGGTGACGTCGCTCAGCATTACGATTTCTGAGTTCCAGCTGTCATACTTTTGGTCACCTTGATACCTTGACATCTTCACGTGATTGGATCCTACGTGCCAGACGCACATTAAGACCTCCACGTTCTTTTTACCGCGACCGTCTACGACCTTGCCGCCGATCCAGTGAGTGGGTTCTTCATACTCATCGCATAGGACCCAATACCATTCACCGAGCTTGGGCAGGTTGTCAGGCCGGCCGGCGCTGAAGGCGTTCTTCTTTTCAGGTAGGTTGCTCACTTGGCATCTTCCTTCCGGCGCTCAAACACCACCTTGAGACCGGCTCCCGCTTTGACGGTTTCGATAACATGGAAGCCAGACTTGCGCCGCTCCTGGTCAATCCAAAACTCGGCATCAACTTTGGTGAGGAAAAGGGCCTCGTCATATTTGACAGCGGCCGGCCGATTGCGAAGGGCTTTCAGGTTTGCCAAGGAGTGGGTCAAATTGCATTCAAGTTCTGGCAGGTCTTCGCACCCGTGCGAGAAGTTGTGTGTTTTGAAACGGAGTTGCTCAGCCGCCTGCGCCACTGCGACGAGCGCGGCGTGTTCGTCATCTGGACCGTCAAACAGTGACAGCAAAACTCCCGCGATGGTTTTGCAATCATTCAGGTTGTTCATCGCCGCGTGTCGGTTCATGTCACCATCACAGTTCATACCAGCGATCTTTTTGAGGCCTTCAATTACTTTGGTTTTCATGAGTTGTTTGTTGTTCTTTCGTTCGTTGTATTATCTAACTGACATCACGACTATATGACAAAATTCACACATTGCAACAATTCTTTTGAATTATTTTACCTCCGCCTCCCCAGCCCAGTCAACCAGATAACATTGCGATGAAATTGAGTGAGCTGCGCCTGGAAAACTTTCAAGCTCATGAGGACCTGCGGATCCAGTTTTCGCCGACAATCACTACCATCAAAGGAACCACCGATGTCGGCAAGTCGGCCATCCTCCGCGCCTTGCGGCTTGTCAGTTTGAACGACATTGCAGGGACCCACTTTGTTCGCAACGGAGCGAAGAAGACCACCGTCACGCTTATCGGCTGGCACAAGAAAGAAAAGCACATGGTGGTCCGCGTCAAGAATCGTGACGGCGCGACTAACACATACGAGCTGGACGGCGCCGAGATGAAAGCGTTTGGGCAGGGGGTTCCGCCTGACGTGGCTGCCTTTCTGCGATTGGGTGATATCAATTTCCAGGACCAGCATGACTCACCTTTTTGGTTCAAAGAAACCGGAGGGGAGGTTAGCCGCCGCCTAAACAGTATTGTTGACCTGTCCATCATCGACACGGCGCTGAGCAATGTAGCGGGCGCGGTTAAGGCCGCTTCAGTGAAAAAGGATGCGGCGGACGAACGCCTGGCTGATGCCGAGTTCAAATTAGCCCAGCTGGCGCCGCAGCGGGCAAGGGTGTTTGAATTTGAAACACTCGCCCAGGCTCGCATTACTTGGCGCCGATCTGCAAAGCGGGCGGAGAAGCTGAATAATGTCCTGAGTGAATTTGAGTCTCTTGCCGAGCAGCACAAGGAACTGGGTGCGAAACTGAAGGACCGAGAAAACCTTCTTGAGCATTACCGCAAGGCGATCGAGTTGTCCAGGAAAATCATAAATTTGAACCACGTCATGGTGAAGCTGGAGGAGAAGCAGAGCGCCTTGGACCACCTGCCGCCTGACTTCACTCCAGTATCCCGCGCCCATGGCAAGGTTGAGCGACTTGCAAATCAAATCACTTCTTTGAGCGATGTTCTGTCAGACATCCAGGCCAGCCAAGCCGCGGTCACTGCCTGGACGTCGGAAATTTCTGTCCGTGAGACGACGCTCTGCCTGCGCACAAAAGGTGAGCACTGTCCTCTTTGCGGTCATGCCCTATGAGCAAACCTATTCCTATCGCGGTGTTGATCTCCGACCTGCATCTAACACTCCAGCCGCCCGCTTGTCGGAAAGACATAGACTGGATGGCCGTGCAGGCCCACTATCTGTTCCAAGTTAAGAGCCACAAGCTCCCGGTGGTTTGCGCCGGCGATGTTTTTGACCGCTGGAACCCTCCTCCTGAATTGATCAACTTCGCCCTCAGGTATCTACCGGACCGTATGATTTCCGTGCCGGGCCAGCACGATCTGCCCCTCCACCGTCGTGATTTAGTCCACCGCAGCGGTTACGGGGTTTTGATGCAGGCGGAGAAAATAACTGACATCTCTGAAGGAGGTTGCGTCGCCCATGACAACGGGTTCGTGGCTTACGGCTTCGGATGGAACGAACCCATTGAACCTTTGGGCGAGACAAACAAAGGTCGCAAAGCCGTGGTCAACTTAGCCGTCATTCATCGATACTGCTGGACGGAGGATCACAAATATCCAGGCGCCCCTGAAGAGGGAGCGGTTACCGCGTTCCGCAAATCTTTGAAAGGATACGACGCGGCCGTGTTCGGCGACAACCACAAAGGTTTTCTATCGGCGGCCGGCGACTGTCCCGTCCTGAACTGCGGTGGTTTCATTCGTCGCAAGTCAGATGAAATCGACTACCGCCCAGGGTATGGCATCCTTTACTCGAATGGTGCGATCAAGCGACAGTATTTCAACACTGACATTGATGTGTTCCACGCTGCTGAAGACGTTAAACCTGAAGTGGCCTTTGATATGAGCTCGTTCGTGGCTGGGCTGGAAAGCCTGGGCGAGTCCGGGATGGATTTTCGGACGGCTGTGGAAGAGCACCTCAAGAAAAACGACCTCCCGCCAGGCACCAAGGAGATCATACTCACCGCATTAGGAAGTTGATATGGCTAAAGAATTGACCGAACAGGGATACCGCGAACTGAAGGCTTCAGTTGAAGCCGCCCGCAGCGAAGCTGATAAAGCCCAGGGCGCGGTTGACACTCTCTTGAAGCGCCTCAAGGACGAGTTCGATTGCCGTGATGTGAAAGCGGCGACAGCTCTCTTGAAGCAGCTCAACAAAGAACACAAGGACGCCAGCGACGAGTTCAACCAGTTGCTGGCAGCCTACGAAAAGAAGTGGAGTAGCGATGCCGATTGACTTTGAATCTGAAGCCGCATCGGTCCAGGAACTCCAATCAAAATTGGGCCATCTTGAGACCACAGTGGAGAGTGAGACAGCACTGCTGAAGGAGGCTACGGTGCGTCTGCAGAACTCCCAGGCCGCGCAAGAGATCCTCCAGTTGGTGGCGCAGGCTGTCCAGCAGAAAGTCCATGACCGGATATCGTCCGTCGTGTCCTCATGCCTGTCCACCGTTTTTGAAGACCCCTATGCTTTCAAGATTGTCTTTGAACGGAAACGCGGCAAGACAGAGGCCAACCTGCGCTTCGTGCGAGAGGGCCTCGAAGTCGACCCTATCACGGCTTCCGGCGGTGGAATGGTGGACGTGGCCGCGTTCGCGCTGAGAGTGGCTTGTCTCATGCTACACCGCCCGCGGCTGAGTCGAGTTGTCGTGCTTGATGAACCTTTCCGTTTCGTATCAGTCCAGTATCAGGACAATGTCCGTGATATGTTGGAAGGGCTTGCACAAGACCTCAAAATACAAATTGTGATGGTCACGCACATTGATAGGCTCGCCACAGGTAAGATCATAGAGATGTGAGTGTTCATCCTAAAGAAAAGAAGTTTTGGAAGAAGGTTGAAATCAAAGCCCTGAACGAGTGTTGGGAGTGGAAGGGTTCTGGAGGCGGTGGTGAGTATGGTTACTTCTACACGGGTTTCAAAACAGACGGAGCCCATCGAGTTTCACTTGAGATCAAATTAGGGCGTTCCCTTAAGAAAGGTGAATGGGCTCTTCACAGATGTGACAATCCATCCTGTGTCAATCCCCATCACTTGTTTCTGGGTGATGCGAAGCTCAATGTCCATGACATGCTTTCTAAGAACCGTTGTAAAAAAGGTGACAGTTTTGGAGGCTCTAAATTGACAGAGGCTTTAGCGGTAGAAATCCGTAATCGCTATTTTTCAGGTGAAAAGCTCAAAGAGCTTGGACTTTTGTTTAAGGTTGACTATGTCACCATATGGTGTGTGGTAAGAGGTGTGACATGGCAACAGACAGGCGGGCCCATTTTGAACAAAAAGACAGACATGCGGAAACTCAGGAGCGGAGGAGTCTACCATCCGAGGAAAAAGAAATGATCCTTCAAGACGAAGACCCCATGCCCTTTGGAAAGCACAAAGGTGAACGAATGGAAGATGTTCCTGCCTCCTACCTTCACTGGCTGTGGACTCAAAACGAGGGCGACGCCAAAGGATCTTCTGTGATGGAATACATCAAACGAAATCTCCCCGCCCTCAAGAAAGAACTACCAGACGCGATATGGGAATGAATCACATTGCCGGCCCTTACAACGGCTCTGAGCTGCTTCAAAGATGTGTTGTTTGCGGACACATCATTTGCGATGATAGAGACCGCCACAGGATGATTGACATGGCTACTGGCCGACCTCCCACGGACCTTCCAAAAGGTTTCCAAGAGGGTCCAGTGTATCAAAGCGGAAATATGACGAGCATCGGCCGAGATGAGCGTCTGCCTGATTGCATTCCTTAGATGACAAATCCGCTCTCTCCTGAAAACGAGTCCATCCTTAAGACGCGGCTGCGCCAGGTGGTGCCCAACAAGGAAACCTACCAAGCAGCGTGGAAAGAGTTCACTCGCCGCAACACCAAGTCACCGGTTCCTCCGCAGAACATCCTCTACGATTTGATTTGGGAATACCAGATGGGCAAGTGGCCGAAAAAGAAGGCCTAGAAAGGAATGTTGGCGTTGTCCATCTTCAGTGGTAGTGTTCCTTGTTTCGGTTCACGAGCTTTCAAAACCTGACATCTTTGGCACCGCAGTTCAAGCAGTCCTTCCGCGGCCTCTTTCCGATACAACACCAATCGCGAGTGCATCCCTATCCTGTCGCGGTGACTGGACTGCTCATCTGTCAGAGGCATGATGTGATCGAATGTGAGCTTAACTTCTTCTGAAGATTTTCCGCAGTCCACGCACACTCCGCCGAGTGACTCAATTAACCGTGCGCGAGCTTTCACCCGCCATATTTTCATATCCTGTGGCATTATGCGAACGCCGGTATGATCTGCTGAGCGGTGATGTTGGTCGCAATTTCTGAGCCCCAAACATCAAACACGGCCACCCGCCAATACATCACGGGATGCTCTCCGTCAGAGTCAAGAGCGACCGGCACTGTCGTGGACGATGGGATTCCGGCCCAACCGGGAGATGGCTGAGTATTGTCATAGACCGGAAGGGTCAAAGCCGGGTCAAATCCGGGGGTGGGTGACAACCATACTTTGACCCGGATGAGATCGTCTTCTTCGGGCACCGTCCAAGATAGCTCATATTCGACTTCAGTGAGCGTGATGCTGCCACTGTCAAATGAATGCTGCGGACTGGTGGGAGCCGCGGGGATGGTGTTGCTCAGTTCCATTGACACGGGTGAGCCGGAAGGTTCTGGCGTGCCGCTTTCGGATTCAAACAAAACGTCAACGGTGACGAGCATCTCGCGATTCAAATTACCGTCTGCAAGAGCCTTGACGTAGTCATACAGGTATGAACGATCGTCAGTCAAGTCTAGCGTCTCCGTCCGCTCCAGGACGAGAACGCTGTCTGTGTAATCATAAACCTTAACCACCCAGCCGACCATGTTCAGCACCTGGAGCCAGCTGATCTGCCACTCCGTCCCTTCCCAAGGAGTGACCAAAAACAGACCCGTCAACGGACCGATGACAACCTGGTCACTAATCCAAGGACCCTGACCGACATTGATGGCGGCCACCCGAACATAGAGATCGCCGACGTCAACCGATAGCTGGACCGACGTGCGGGTGGGTCTGGAACGCTCTGTCCAGTTCACGCCATCCTTCGACGTTTGAACCACATAATACTGGGAGCCAAACGCGGCCGTCCATGAGACCTGGACTGTCAGCAAAGGACCGTTCAGAGCTGAGACATAGAGTTGCGTGATCGTCGGCAGGTCAGGTGCGGCGGGAGGCACAGACGGATCACCCAGGGCCGGCGGGGTCAGCTCATCAAAGGAGTGAAGCAGCGGGTTTTCTTTCACCGCTGTGACTTTGAAGTTTTCTCCTGAGGAGGGTGTAATGGAAATCACCTTCATGTATGTGGTGACCTCATCAATAATACCGAACATGAACAGCATCGGCTCGGTAGTTCCTGTCAAAAGGAAATCAATCGTATCCGCACTTTTGATGATGACTTGTTTCTCGTCTGCTGTCTGATAAGCCGTGAACGGACCCAGCACTTGAGCCCGGGCACCGCGCAACATGATTTGGTAGGTATTGGACTCCTCCCACACTAAGGGCTCTGACAGCCACAAATGGTAATCAATCCCAGCGCCGCGAATCGCGTTCACCACATATCCGGCCTGGCCCCATTTGGGGACGTCGTGCGAAACCGCAATCAAATCCCCGTAAGTAGGGATGAATCCTTCCATGCCGGTTTCAAAGGAAACGCTCTCCCTCAGGTATCGCTGCTTGGCTAGCATGTAGAGCCCCATGCGGTAGGCGTGTGTGCGATTTTGAACGCCGATTAGGCGAAGATCAATCAGATGGTTGCTCGTATCGGCGGGCAATAAAGCCTCGACGGTTTCCTGTTTGTAGCCGGTTGAAGGGTCAGTGTATTCCACCTTATATGAATCACCCTCATCCAGGTCCCAAAGCTTCACGAACCACTCAAAGGTTCCTTGCACGATATTTTCATGATTGAACATCGCCACCGGAACGGACGCGGCACTGTCGCGCTTGATGCTAATGAGTGATCCTACGATCAAAGGAACGGCCCGGCCTACCACAGCGATTTGTCGCGCCACGTCCCACACGGTGGTGGGGTCGCGGAACACCCAATCAAAGTATTCATTCCGTGAAGTGTAAAGGGCATCCAATGTCTCCAGCGTGTCCCAATCGAAGAAACGATCGTCCGTGATTCGACCACCGTAGCTGGAGCGGAAGGCGTCCACATACGCCCAAATGATTGAACGAGTGGTGACTGGTTCTGACCAAACCCCGCTTGACTCTCTGATGGGCAATTTGCGAGTCGCGATGACGTTGAACTTCTGCGCCGTCTGTTCGTTCAGGTTGTTGGAGGCGCGGATCTTCACAGCCAGCAGCGTGACGTTGCCGTAGTCGTGCGACTCACCCACCAACCACGCCCGCATGGCTTCCCACACTGCCATGTTACCTGGAGCGTCATCGGTGGGAGCTGCCGCGATGATGCGACGAATCCTGACCTCGTATCGACCAGGAGTGACCTCAACCGCGAACGTCTTTCGCAAGGGTGACGTTGAGATGCCGATGATTTCCAGTGCGTTGGTGAATCCCAGGATCGTGGGCCAGGTAGGATCAAATGTGGTCCAACTGCCGACAGGGCTTCCGGCGTCATCGATTTCTCGGTATTCTATTTGAAAGTAGATGTAGCCGGGGCCGTAGTTACCCGCCGATCCTTGCCCGTAAGCCCCCTTGGGAAACACAATGTCAACCTGAAGCTGAGTGGCTTGGGTTCCTGTCAAGTTTGCGGCGAACGGACCCACCCATCCATCAGCGCCGTAGTCAGGGCTATTGGGAGGGAGAATCACCTGGCTGCCTACTTCCACCGAAGTGTAGACGTTCGCAGGAAAGAGAGTTAATTCACCACTGGGAGGTATCAACTCATATTCCACTTCCTGGTAGCTATCAATCAAAGTGTCACCGATTTGAATTGCGTGAATCTCGTATGACCCATGACCGATGCAGAACAGACTGAATTGAAATTGATCATTGTTCACGTATTCGTAATAAGGACGTGAAGCGAAAGAGGGGAAGATGCGGTTCCGTCCATAGCAGCACTCGACCGGCTCACCGAGGCGGATGGTGTTGTTTTGTCCTTTGACGGAGAACACCGGATCGCTGGTGGCGTCACCTTCTGTGGGAGGCATCAGGACGACTGACAGCACTGCCGATATGATGGAAATCACCGCAAGGACCAGCGCCACGTATTCCCAGCCTTGCACCGCGACGAAGTTGATGACGTCATCATCAGCGATTTGGTGGTCCCATTTTTCGCGCAAAAGGGCCTTGCCGTTCAGCAAACAGATTGTGGGCGTCGGAAAGTCCTGAGGGTATCGGCGGTTGACCCATGACTGAATCGTTTCGTTGCGGACCTCATACTTCGTAGAGCGATGGGGTTCAAACGGATTGGGTGTGACAATTATCCAGGCCATTGAGCGTGTTGGTAGAATTTGATGTTTTTGAATCCGCGCAGTCGCAAGCGGCGGAGCGCCTCCGCCACCGTGTTCTGCCCGTTACGGCAATGGAGCACCTTTCCTCCATCGCAGGCTATCCAAACGCCGACGTGGTAAAAGGTTTCGCTTGTCCCCAGCGCCACGATATTTCCTTCTATTGGACTGGTGCGCTCTTGCCACATCTCCGTGTGCGTCATTTGATCACGGATGGCCGTGTTGATCTCCTCCGGATTGGCTGCGGACAGTCCTGGCATCTCCGGAAGGACGATTCCATGCTCCGTCTGATAGATGGCTTGGATGATTCCCCAGCAGTCAAAAAAAGTAGGACCGCGAGCGCCTTCGCGGTAAGGGATGCCGATGTATTTCGCTGCCCAGTGCATATTATCCTAGACCTGGAAACCCGTCGCGGGAGTAAAGGATTGAAGGAAATCTCTTATTCACCACATCCATGAACGTCGCGCGACCGGTGACCTGCATTATATTGGCCTGAATGTCCCGCAAGTAAAGCACCAACGGAGGATCCATCTGAGGTTGGGTGAGATCTGTGCTTAGGTAGGGGCGGTAAATGACTTGAACGGGAGTGCGCTCAGAAGTGGCTAATTTGACGAAATCTGTGACACGTTGGTCAATGTTGTCGATGGCGATGTTGATGCTCTGAAACCCTTCTTCACTTGAAGGTGGCAGCGTGAATTGGAATCCGGCCGGCTCAAAGGTTAGTGTGTTTCCCTCCTCATCCTGCGCCACAAGTTCGTGACGAGCCCGCACCAAGTAGATCCGTGGCTGGACTCCATCCTGGCGAATTTCAATCGTGTGGTGGACGACGACGTTCGTAGGGGCCGACGCGAATGCTTCTTTGATAGCATCGGTGAGTGAGTTATTCATAAAGGACCTCAACCAAACGACTGTCAGCGTCTTCAAACGGAACATGGTCACCGCCGGGAGTTTCCAGGACATAGAAACCAATCCATTCTTCAAATACCTCAGACACAATCTCTAATTCGGCTTCTACAGAAACCAAATTGTCAGAAGCGGTTACCTTGTAGTCAGTATTCAGGAATCCCAGCTCCCGTGTGTAGGTGCGCGGCACTCCTGGAAACTGCCCAAGCTCTTCAGTCTCTAAGACGAAGATCAACGAACCCTCCGCAAGCGTTTCTTTGAAAAAGGAACAGAAAGTCGCATACTCGTCTGCCGTGAAATTCCAGATCACCGAAAGTGATTTGAAGCTGGCCAAGTGCTGGCGGCGAATACGCAGACGCGAACTGTCCATCGCGGTAGTAATGGACTGCGGATCAACACGACGCCGGCGACCGATCAACGGCGCCGGCAAGGACGAAGGCCAGTATGGTGTGTCACTGTCCATGTTTCATGAGCCTGTATTGGTGACCGGCGGGTTGAATGCTGCTGATTGTGCCGATCTGGCTATTGGTCAGCACCGTGACGAAGGAACCTGTATTCTTGTCCATCTCTCGTTCCAGCCGCAGAGATCCGCTTCTGTTGGACCAGGTCAATAGCACATGCGTGACGGTCTGCGTCAAGATCGTGTTTTGGTTGGTGGTGTTTTCAAAAGAGACACGATAGAACCCGGGCTGGTTGGTTCGACTGACTACCGCGGTTCCGTTTGTTCCTCTGAACCGAACCAGCGTCTGCCAGTTGGTGCTTAGAGAACCTTTCCATTGAAGAGCGTTGGTTACTCCGTTCACTCCTTTCCAGGTGTAGGCGAAGACCCAGTCTCGGCGACTTGGTTTAGTTTCCGCGAAGACTCTCGCCACGCCCAGTGCCAGGTTGCTTGGACCAGACTCATCCCCCAGCCAAGTGGCTGTGGCGTAATAGGTGTTCGTGGCGCCATTAAAAAGACGACGGATCGTGCAATTATTGTAGGCTGGATTAACAGTCAGAAGCTTCACCCCGTCCATGGAGTATATGTTGATTCCGTCGACTCCTGAGGCCGGCTTGTCCCACATCAAAGCAACCTCTGCCGAAGGAAGCGAAGGAACTATTGCGGAGGTGACCGTTTTCGACGAAGCCCTCTCACTTGACCTGGCCATAGGCAGCGGCGGGTTTGTCACGTATCGCAACGGCCATCCAAGCTCAGGGGCTGGTCCTTTAGTGATCGGAGTGGGCGGTATCGTATTGGGCCTTGGGCCGCATCCGCCGACAAAAAATAGGAGGATCAAACCAACCGCCACGGTCCATCGCCCGAATCCGTGCCCGTTCCGCCTGACCTCCGCCCGGCCGGTATCAACCAGACCTTTGAGGGCACCTGTCACAGAATTTTCTGGTATGCTGCGGTCGGCGGCTCGTTCTACTAATTCTCGAAAGGTGATCATATCGTTATTTCTTATCAAATCCTCTACCTGATCCATGATGGTCACTCGCGTGATGGTGCGTTTTGGTTTTGGCCGCTCCGCCCGCTTCAACAGATATTCCAACACTCTCACCCGCCGCTTCGCTTGGTTCAACTCCACCTGCCAGTGACGCTTCATTGTTCATGCATCATCTAATCAAGCCACCACACCTACCAGTTGGTAGTGCAATTTGTAATTTATTGAATCCGTCTCACCCGAAAGATAAAAAGAAAAACCAGCCGCAGAAAGCGAACCACCCACGACCACCGCGAACATCACAAAACCCCCGCTGGGTGTCTCAATCGTTAAAAAGGCCTTGGTGGGAGTGAAGTCCAGTCCCAGTCCACTGACCGTGCCGGAACTGACACCGCTTCCCAGATTTAAGGTCCCCGTGTGGGTTGGTAGAGCTTTGGAGACGGCTTCGTCTACCTGGGCTCCCGTGTAGGATGAATGATACGGAATGCTCATGATGATTTTGTATGGTATGCGAAATCTCCTGAATCCACAAAGGGAACAACATCTCCAGGAGAGGCTGGTTGGACGTAGAAAGGAACCCACCCGGCTAAAGGAGCGACCTCTGTCACAGGAGCCTGGAGAAGACAGACTTCAGCTGAGACCTTCCAATAGCCATCCTCGAACGAAGCCTCGTATCCGTTCACAAAACGAACGGTCCATTCGGTCAGCACGGATCGCTCAGGGTATTTGAGTTCTATCAAAAAAAGAGCAATACCGTTGTCTAGTGTCGCATCGACGAAAGACTCCCACGCGTCATGTTGAGCGATCGTCAAGCACCAGTTCAAGGAAAGAAACACTGGAGTGGATCTTGAGCGACTCCGGCGAGCAATGCGTGACTCCTCGCGGGGACTGACTATCGTGGTAGGTGCCGGGTATCCTCCGAAATCAATCAAAGGCAGCGGAAGCGTTGACGGCCATTCGGTCACCGTCGGCCCCTCCTAAGGCTATAACTAGATTCAAGGGCTCGGTTCACATCTCCTCGTCCTTCACGAAGCTCAGAAGCGATGTCGCTCTTGACGCGCTGGATGAGTATTTCTGTGACGCGCTCACCGTTCTCTTCTTTTTGGCTGACGGTGGCAGTGGCGTCCGTGTAGTTATTGACCACCACCTTCATTTGACCACCACCGTTGATCTTGTCGTTAGGTACGATGGTTCCGTTGGTGGACGGAGCGAACCACTCCTCACCTTCTTCACCGACTTTGTAGAACTTGCCCTTTTGCACGGGACCGCCGAGAGCCTTACCACCACCAAACTCCAACCGCGTCGCTTGGATGGTTGATACGATGCTGGCGGTGGCAGCCACGACACTGCCCATGGCCACGATGTTGGCAGGCCATCCCACCGAAGCGGCTGCCGCGATACCTTGCTGGATTTTGATGATTGACTCCGCGATAGCAAAGGCCTTGGACATCGCAAACATCGTTTTGTAGATGCCTGATTGCTTGCCAGCCGTGTCTGCGGCGATCTGGGTTAGATCTCCGAACATCGTTGTCGCCGTTCCGAGGACGATCTCTGACTGCGCCATTTGGAGCATCGCGAGCTTATCGTTGTAGGCTTCAATCATTGCGGTCTTCTTCGCCTGGACCTCTTCAGTCAACTGAAGCTCTGAGTTGTTCAGCGACTCGAGTGTCTTCAAGCGGTCTTGCGCCGCTTTCATCTCCTGATCAATGATGCCTAGTTCGCGCATTTTAGGATCTTCCAAGCCGCGCAGACCTCTGATTTGACCGATACTTGATTCCGGCATAGGGATCATCGCCATGGTCCGCATCGCTGCGGCTGAGTCCTTCTCCATTTGACTCATTTCAGGTTTTGGTAGCATCGTGCCTGGACCTTGCATGGCAATGGCTTCTGCTGTCTTTTTAGCATCCTCCACGATTTTAGCGTTCTCAATAGAAATCGCTTGAGTCACCTTGGCGTATTCGGCTTTCAAACGATCAGAAAAAGAACCCTCCTCCACCATAGAGTTCAACTCCTCCAGTGTCTCTACTAGAGCCTCCTTCGTGCCTTTCGTCAAATCATCAATCGAAGAGGTGTCAAACTTGAGCTTGAAGTTGATTTTTTGGAATTGCAAGAACTTGGGGCGGAGGATGTTTGCTACTTTGATGGCCTTGTTTGCCGTGTCCACGAAAACTTTCACAATACCTTCCATGGAACGAGTGATCCCTTCTGCCACCATTTGGAAGATGCTTAGCATGACCGAAGCCCACGTCAAGAACGAAACCTGTCCAACTTTGATAATGAGCTTCCACCCCCAGATGGCATCTCCGATGAGTCCCACTATCTTCAAAAACACCGGCGCGATGTTGCTGATGAAATTCTGCATGGAACCATTCGCCCCGTTCTGCGCTGTCATCGTTCCTTGAAGCATGTTGTTGAGAGCTTTCAACACGGGCATCAATTCCTGCCCTACTGTGATTAGAATGTCCTTAAAAAGGTTCCAGGTGATTGTGAGCTGTGAACTGAATGTGGTGTATCGCTTTTCGGCGGCTTCCGTCAGCGCCGTGTTTTCCGCCCACGCACGTGAACCGGTCTCCAGTGTCTCACGGAACAGATCACCGGCACCGCTCGCGCGAAGCAGAAGGTCAGTCATCCGAATGCCGTCAATGCCAAGCTCATCCAGAACACCAAACACATCGCCGCCGGCCTTGGAAACCTCATGCAGACCCTCAATAAACGACAGAACGGCCTGCGCGGCGTTGTCCTTGAAGGCTGCTCTGAACTTGTCTGAAGACATGCCCGCGATACCTGAGAACGTCTCAAGTGTAGCGCCTCCGCGGGTCACCGCCTCGGCCATCCGGATCATTGTTTGGCTGATGGCGCTGCCGCCCATTTCCGCCTGAATACCGACAGACGACAGACCTGCTGCGAAGGAAAGGATCTCGGCGTTCGTCATTCCGATTTGGTGTCCCGCGCCGGCGATGCGCAGTGCCATGTCGGCGATTTCTTTTTCTGTCGAAGCTGAACTATATCCCAACGCCACCAAAGTCGCGCCCAGGCGATCAAAGTCTTTTTGATTCATCTGAGTGATGTTCGCCAGTCGCGCCAACGCGGATGCCGCTTCATCAGAACTCATGTTGGTTGTGGTACCCAACTCAATCATGACTTTGGTGAACCCTACGATAGTCTCATTGGCGATGCCCAGCTGGCCGGCGGCTTCAGCGACTCGGTTGATTTCATTGACATTGATAGGAATCTGTTTGGCTAGATCACGAAGTGACGCCTCAAGGTTGCGGTATTCTTCTTCGGTGGCTTGGACCGTTTTACGGACGCCGGCGAAGCTATCCTCGAATTTCATGGCCTCTCGCACCGCCACCGTTCCGATGATGGCAAGTGCGGCGGTCACGCCGAGCGCGAGATTCTTTACTTGTGCCAGCATCGCAGCCGCTGATCTCTCGATTGTGGTTGACGCGTGGTTCATTCCGCGCACTAAGTCCGTGGCGTCAGCCGTCATGCGAACGAAAAGCGTTCCTAGGCTGGCTCCAGATGCGGCGCTGAATAGTGCGGAAAACATATCTCAAGTCTTTTTCGTCACGTCCACTTTAAGGATACTGGCCCAGATATGTTTAGACCCTTCTGGTTTTCCTACAACCTTTTCTTTGGAAGGACGAGAGACCGGAGGTTCGGCCTGCTTGAACTTGAGGAGGAAATCTTGGAGTTTGACCTTTGAAGGATTCTTGACGTTGGTCCTTCTGACTTCCGCAGCGATTTGGGCCAGGTAGTGATCTACCTTTGTCGTGCGGTGCTCTTCCTGCTGAATAAAAAGCAACCAGTCTTCAAACTCGCTTTCCGTTATCCGGTCACGAAGTTCGGAGACTGGTATGCCTAAGTGGCTGGCAACTTGAAACCAAGCCAACCGTCCACCTGTCAATCTTTTTTTTCGACCTGCTCGTCACTCGCTTTTTCATTCAAGCGATTGAGCTCCTGCGCCTCTTTGAAGAGCTGCGCCACTACCGATGCCGGCCACGCCTGGATCGTGGACTTGGTGACGGGCTTGTCTGCTGACGGCCCGTCCGTGTAAAACATGCAACGCGAAAGAAGATCAGCTTGCATTCCGTCGAACTTCTTGATGCCGGTCACCCGGCCGGAATTGTCGACGCGGATGCGTTCGCTGACGGTGTCCAGATACTGGTCGCGGGAGGACGCGACCATTTCTTTGAGGTGATAGTTCTCTTCCTTGTCATCAACTTCAAGCGTGACAGGGATGCGACCCAAATTGAGTTTGAATTTCAGTGCCATATACGGTATAATCTTCAGAGAAAAACGGTCGCGGCGAAAATGGACTTAACCGCCGCGACCGTCCAACCCATTCCCCAAATTTAATCCTAGCTGCTCGCCGCCGGTTCCGCATACACGGGAGCGACCTCGTCTCCTGCGGCGTTGCGATTGCCGACTTGCACGGTGATGGAGGCGGTGGGCTGTTCACCTTCCACGTTCGTGCCGGGCGTGAACTCTTCCAACCAGCCCCAGAAGGTGAGGGACGAACCGTCTGGATAGGTCACCTGGACTTCTTGATTGACGCCGATTTGAGCGAAGAGTTGCGGGATGGCCTCTGTCGCGTAGGCCACAGTCGCTGAGGCTTGAGTGAGCGACTTCAGCGCCCGTGGCGCCATCGTCCGCCACGCCGTGTTGCGCATGGTGGTAGTGTCAATCGCCCCACCCGCTGTCATGCCGGGAGGCGTCACCTCCTTTTCATACAACTTAACGGTGGGGATGTTGGACAGTGTGATGATGGTTGAAAAACCATCGTCGAGTCTGACTTCGTTGGCTGCTGGCATAATTTTGTCTTTCGTTTATATCACATCGCCGGCCTGATTGTCACCGTCGCGTTTATCGCCATCAAATGACGCCTTCTATCACTGTCTGTTTCCATTCCCAGTGGCAGAACATCACCCGTGCGAGAGACATTGACAAGAATGTATGACAGGTCACTCTCCATTGCAACGGAAACATTTTTGATTTGATCGAGCGTTTCAGCGATCTGCTTAGTTAGCTGGTACGTGGACAGGTAATTCTTACCTCTGACCCGAATTTGTATTCCTGGATGGACTATCTTTTCTCCGGTCCGTTGCATCCGTCCATCTTCTTTTCCTGGCGTGTCATAAACGCACAGACACTCATCAGGCTTCGACGGCATAAACGACACAAAAATGTCCCAGGGGCTCGAGCCTCCTATTACTTTTTTCACGACGGCATCAGTAGGAGTAGTCGACCAATCGCCTCCGAACGGGTTACCGTGCGGGAGGTACAAAAGACTCGCTGACGCTACAAACTCACCCGAACTGATAGGTCCTATGATTGTGGAAGGGCCACTCATTCCGTAACCCAGTCCTTGTTCAGTCCCAGGTTCATATAGATAGGTAGCCCCGGCCTCAACTGCGAACGTCTTAATTCCGAATTGACCTGTATAAAAACCTGAAGCCAAATTGGGTCCGTAGGTGGCTGGAGAGAGAGACTCAATCAAATACTCTCTGATAATGTTGGCAGGAGAATTCATACGATTTTGGCGGCCCGCAGAATGATGAGACGTAATTCAGGAATCATGGTCCGAGCCGGTTGTTCAAGAAACTTGGCTTGGCCTCGTCCGGCCGGATCCCAGTAATTGCCCAAGCCACTAGGACGCGGACGCCCGCGCCCAGCCATCGCCACGTTCTCATGGACGTTGAGGGCGTAGGATGCCGTGTAGCCTACTGTGACAACTGAGCTGAATCCCTCTCCTGTTGCCCTGGTGTAGGCCGAAGCGCGAAGGGGTCCGTATTCTACAGGAACGAGCTGCTGGCTGGCGCGTTGGAGACGAAGTCCTGCGATGCGCAAACCTCGGCCCGTGCCAGCCGCCATTTGCAAGTGCTGTCGTCTGATGTTGATTAGCACTTGCGGCAAACCGGTCAAACTGCCGATGTTAGGCATACCGCAGAGAAAGATACGCTATGTAGAGATTTTCTGTAGCACGAAAGTTGGGAGTCTTTTCAAACCGTCTGACCTCCACGGCATCACTATCACTGGTAGGGTCGTTGGTGTCAGTGCTCTCCAGTCCGCCCAAACGCAGACGGTCTCCGTATTTGAGCTCACGGTCAACATAGGCGACAGATTCAGACACCTCCACCTGACCTTGCGGTCCGAGATACTCCTTGCCGGCCCCTTCCCAACGACAAGCGATTTCCACCGGATCTGCGAAGGTGTATTTTCCAAATTGATCAGGTGTGGCGCCACGCACCCAAAGCACCGCTGTCTGCTTCCGCATTTTCTTGATGATGCTCATGATGGTGCTCCTTCTGCCAAGACGGCTTTGAATACGTCAAAGCTGATTTTTTCAAAGACGGGCAAACGGCTGCTCCCATCGGTCACATTGTAGACGCGACGGTCTGGATAATCAACCATACCAGCCTTCACTGAACGGAAACCTTGAATGAACCGCTCATAGGAATCATTGGGAATGATTTTGTGACGATGGTCATGCCAATGCGAACGACCGTCCTCTTGTTTGCCCATATCAAAACCAAGCAGGAAGATCCGGCTGGCTCCGAACGTCAGCGCCAGGTTCACGGCAGCGGCTCCGGTAGAATAGTTCCATCCCAGGACCGGCCCCGTGTGGAGTCCGTCTTTCATTCTCCCCATTTGGTAGAGCCACGGCACGTTTATGAAGGCCAACGAAGGTGCGCAGGTGACAACAGGCATGCCGCATCCTTCAAGAGCCCGCATGTTCTCTCTCCAAAAACCCGCGTCGCCGAAAAGGACGTAGGACACGATACTTGGTCCGAGGCGAAAGGCGTCATTGACCCCAATGACGTTTCGTTTCTTAAGAAGATTGAAATCAAACGAACGAATAGAAGGACCGCCTCCGATAATGAAGGCGTCCTCACCGGCCCAGATGGGCGAAGGAGACCAGGTAGGCATAAAGTCAAGCAGCGGGATCCGTTCCTAGCCATGACACCGTTCCGGTGCGACGACGAGGTGGATTGGTGGTTGTCGCGTTCAATCGCGCCAAACCTCCTTTGGTGTCAAGAATCATTGCGTGCTGGCCGTAGTGAGACGTGGCGAGATTAAGGTCAACCTTACTCTGGTATGTCGCAGCCACCGAGCCTGCTTTTTCATTGAGAGCCCGCGGATCTCGCAGGGTGTAAAAATGAGCGGCTAGGTATCTTTCGATAATCTCCAGCCGCTCATCTGAATAACCGACATCTCCGCAGCATTCCGTCACAAGCTCGTTGGCGGGGAGGATGAACGGATCCAACGAGATGGCCGAATCAACCTCAATAATACCGGACACCAGCAATGAGGAGGTTCGTGCCATGATTTGTTAGCGGCGCCGGGCGTTCTTCGCCTTGGCAGGAGTGCCGGTGGAAGTGCTCTTTTCCGCATCCCAGTCACTGTCGTCCTGGTCACCGGTTTTGGAGGTTTCTCCCGCCGCGGCTCCCTCACCATCAGTTTGCGGCGGCGGATTGCCGGCCGGTGACGACGATGTGACAGCTGGCGTGGGTGGCGTGGGTGGCGTGGCCGCGGTCACAGGAAGCGGGCGTGGGGGCGGGGTGACTGGGCCGAGGGATTGGAACTTTCCGGGGAAGACCTCTTCGAGGTTCTTAGAACTCTCGACGACATCTCCCTGATTAAACTGCCGGCCCCCTTCAATGTGGGAGCCGGCGATGACTTTGTAACGGTTCTTCATAGACCGTATAATCTACTCAAGAGGCTTAGGACGCGCCAACGGCGTGAACGACGCCGGTGCGACTGTAGAAGTCGCTACGCAGTTGGGGCACCATGATGGCCATGACTTTGAAGTTCAAGCGCAGGCCTCCGAGGGTTTCCCATTGCACCGTGGTGATGTCCATGCCGATGACCAAGCGAGCAACGTCGGACGTCTGCTGGACGAGCACGATGTCGAAGTCCTCCATGTGATCCAACGTGCGGATCTCAGTGATGCCGTTGATCTTTTTCAGACGATCGCGGAGGGTTTGGTCGCCCTTGACATCCGAGTAGTCTTCGTCGAGGTATTTGTCCCACGCCTTGGCGACATACATCACCCACGGGCCGAAGTGCAAAGCGTCTTCGCTGGCCTGGCGCATGGCCAAGACTTCGGAGACGAGAACCTTGCCGGACCAACTGCCTGCGGTCGGACGAGTGAGGTCCACCGAGGTGATACGCTGCGGAAAGTTGGTGTAGCCGTAGACAACACCACCACCGTAATTGATGTTGGAGCCGACGCCGATGACCAGCTTCTCCGCTTCCACTGCCACTTGCCGCGCAGCCTGTTCGGCCATCGTGGTATCAAGCGGAGTGCCGCGTTCACGCGACACCGCGATCTGGCGAGCGTTGAAGTAGTAATCCTTGTGGATGACCGGCAAGGGCAGGTTCTTCAGATCGTATTCGGGACGATCACCTTCGCCTTGTTTCGCCGGATCCATGCTAACCGTCGCTGGAGTGATGTCACTCATGGTTTCGGTTTCCAGGACCGTCTTCGACATACCGTTGGGGATGTTGAAGGTGAGCCCGGCCGAACGCAGATCAGCGACGGCGCGCAGACGTTCGCGGGAAGCGCGGACGATTGCTTCATCCATCACCTTCCATTCGTCCTTGCGGAGAGTGGCGGTGGCGTTGTTGAGCGGCACTGCGGTGAGTTTCCCGGCGCGGTTCATCGCAATGTAACTGCGACCATCCTTGCCGATCCACGGCCGCAAGGCCGACATGTCAAAGCCGTTGTTGAGTAGGGTGGTGGCGACGGCTCCTTGCGCCTGACCGTTTAGGATGAGATCCATATGATTCGATTTTGGTTTATGATGTTTCGTGGCTTACAAGAAGCGCACCTTGATGCGGACAGGAACCGCCGCCGAGTCATTGTTGTCAACGGACTCAATGGCACGGCAAAGGCGCTGGTTGGTGCCGGAGGCGACTTTGAACAGTCCCGTGCCGGCGCTGGCCAAATACTCGTCAGCTGTGACGTCTTCGCCCGCTGCGAGGAGGACGTAGCACACGTCACCAGGAGCGGCGAGCACATACGTGACGGGAGCGCCGTTGGTGTAGACGGTGTCAATCGTGCCGCCTTGCAAAGCATCTTCCAGCGCGATGGCCTTTTCAGCCCAACCACCGTTCTGGTTGTGCTTGATGATGTTGCCAGCAGCATTGAGTTCAAGCAACATGCCGGGCTTGATGTCGGCTTGGGCGGCGTTGCCCTCTTCATGCCGGCCAGAGCCGAGCAGGTGAATCCGCTTTGGTTTGATGGTGCTCATAAGATTCTGTTTCGTTTTTTGTTTCTACTCTGAGCGAATTACTGCTTCGGCTCAGTTTTGCCGAAATTCATCGTCGGCATGGCGAGGGGCTCTTCAACCTCCGCGTTGGTTGTGGCAGGCACGGGCGCCATCCCGCCGAAATGCGGCGCGGGGGTGGCGGCGGGTGCCTCGGCTCCGGCGAGCCGAACGAGGTTGCGCAGTTCACCGAGCGGACGGTTGCCAAGATCCTCCTTGGAGTAAGGGCAGTTGGCGTTCGCCGTGAGCTGGGCGATCAAAGCTTCTTTTTCGGTGTTGTAAGCCGACATCCCGTTGCGGAGCACTTCGGCCATTCCGGCCGGGGCGCGGTTGATGTAGTCTTCCACCGTCTGCGGCGCGGCAGGAGCCGGCGCGGGAGTCGCATTCGCGACAGGTGCGGGGGCCGCCGCTGCGGGCGCGGGGGCGGGCGCGGCAGGTGCCGGAGCCGGAGCGGCATTGGTCGCCGGCGCGGGGGCGCTGGAACCGATACCATTGGCAATGGCGGTCAGTTGAGCCTCAGACAAGGCTTCAAGTTTGGAGCGATCGGCTTCCGCGAAACCCGCTGCCGCGTTGCCAATGATTTTATCAATAAGGGTCTTTTTCATATCTGGTTGATCGTTTGATGTTTTGTTGCCGATAAAGGTTCCGGTCGCGGTGCGATACTCTGTGACGCGAACTACCTCAGTAGGGGCATCTTCAGATAATGTGACACCCGCATCCGCTGATGTAAAGCCCAATCTCCACAATTTGTTTTGCCAGTCGTAGATGACGAAGTTAGAATAAACATCTTCCACCCACAACCAGGGCCCATCCTGGGTGTTGACATTGAATCGTTTTCGCAGTGCATTTTGTAGGCTGTCGCGGATATTCGAGAAAGACATCTCGTTTCGCGCCAATCCTATTTGCTGAAGAAACTTTTGAAACGCCCCCGCGAACTGAACCTTTTTGTTGTCGACGTGGTTGCGCAACAGGCCCGCACCGTCCGCGATTGAGCAGGCACCGATCTTGTCCGGAAGGAGCGCCAGGTGGTCCGGCCGATAGTTACGAGCGATGCCTTGGTAGGACTCACCGTTCCAATCACCGGAGGCTTGCTCAAGATCAACGAAGACACCTGTCGAGACTTCCATCATCTCGTTCTTCTCGATAGCCTCCATGATGCGATTGTCCACCAAATCGGCACGAGATTTTTCAATCCAGGCTTCAGATTTGAGCTTACCGTTTTCAAAGACGGTATTCATCATCACCCCAACTTTACGACTGGTGATGACAGTGGGGTCACATGCAGAAATTCCTTGACCGTTCATCTCCGGGTGATAGACGACAATCGGCTTGTGGTTCCAAACAACGGGCGTCTTGCCCAGCTCGTCCTTGGGATAGTAGAGCGGACCATCACTGCCGTTGTGGACACCTTCAGTGAGCATTACGACGGGAACCACAACATACTCACGATCCTCCATGGTGTCGATCCGGCACTGCTTGGGGAGGAGATTTACGACCATGCTCTGAATTTTCGGAGCCTTTACCGGCTGGTCGTTTCGGATGAATTTGAAAGCTGTCTTACTCATTACGGCATGAGCTTTAACAGGAGAGATTCATCCTGCAAATAAAAACTTTTGTGAATCTTTTCTAACGAAGACCGTTCCGGCGCCAATAGTTCATGGTTCCGAACTTAATCAAATGCTCAGCATCTATGATGAACGCATTCGAGGGTGTGAGTGAAACGCCGGCGTCGGGCAAGAGAGGTGGGATAAAATTGGTTCCGTATCGAAGGATCAGCCCATTGTAGCGTTCCAGCGCCGCCGGGCTGATTATTCCTTCTCCTTCTGAGGTAAAGCCGATGAAGCCCGCCGTTTGTTGGTTACCGTCGAAACTGATTTTCCGTGCTTGGATAGCGGAAGGGGTGATTGTGCAACCAACCAGGAACACAATCACCCCCAGAACAACGAACCTGCATTTAATTATCGCTGAGATCATGGCGCGTGGCTTCGGTATTTTTTTCGCTGACGTTTTTGGTACGAGCGTCCAGCGCCTCCTGCTCCGCTTTCTTCTTTGCTGCGGCTTGCATGGCGGCAGAGTTGTTCAGGTCTTGCCGTTTGGAGGCGAACCCGAGCAACTCTGCCATGAACTTGAAAACAGACGCAAGCATTAGAGCACTCCTGGCTGACCGGCGTCCTTAAGGCCTTGGTTGATTGACAGGCATATGACATCCGCCACGTGCCGCGTCCAAGCCTCCTCCGGAAGCTCAGCCTTGAACCTGTCCGCGTAGTAGATTTTGAACAATGCCAGCACGGAGTTCTTCACATCAATCGCAATAGGGTCAATCCGGTCCTGGTGATCAGCTGTGGCTTGATCAAGCAAAAGGCCCAGCACAGACAAATCCACCTCGCCTGTCTTAGCAATAGAACAGAACGGCGCGGCTACTGCCCGCAGGTATTTGGCGATCTCAACCTTTCGCTCTGGATTGTTCTCAAGGACTCGTCGAACCGCCCCAGACGTCAAAGGCATCACGGCGTCCTTCACCTGTTGAGTCTTGACTGGATCATACACCTTGACAGGTGCGCCGGTGACTGGATCTGTTTGAGTGGATTGACATCCCATCAAACCAATAGAACAGACGCACAAGAAAATCAATGCGGTTCCTGCTGCTATTTTTTTCTGGACCTGGTCCTTGATCTCACGGACGCCAGTTCCAGCTGCGCCTAGCGCCGCAGCCAGCATTGGATGGAGTGTCGGACCTCCAGCCATGCCGGATATCATGTTGGCCAAAGATGCCAAGATGGGTCCCAGGATAGGAAGGAACCAGTTTGGGATCTGCGGAAGGAAGAACTTCCCTGTCCGCACCAGCAGAGGCGAAACAACGGTGATGAGGATCATCAAAATCCCGTTCCAGTAATCGACCACATTTTCTACTTCCGGCGGACCGTCGGGAGCCACCACCACGGGGGCTTCTGGTGACGTCTGTGCGCAGAGCGTGAAGGTGAGTGCTAAGAAGATGAACGCGGTGAAGAACACCGCCCAATATCGTTTTGTATTCATAAGTTTGTTTTTCCTGTCGTTCCTATTATCGCCCGAACATTGCCCGTGGTAAGAAATTCAAGTAGATGCTGATAGGCGGCATTGCTCTGTTTGAGATCGCTGACCTCTTTCCGCAGCTCGCTCAATTGCTTCCACTGAACACTGATGGTCTGGCGGGCGGAGTCTATGTCGCTCTTGGTAGCGAACACTGCGTGAAGGTAGATAAGCGCGGCCGCCGATAGTCCAGTGCCGCCGGCGACGATGGCTTTCTTACCGCCACCGCTTTTGACCTTTTCTGTGAAAGATGTGGACTCATCAGCCATGCGAGAACAGAACGAAAAACAACACCACAAGAGCATTGGCTCCAATGAAAGCAGCCACCAATGTCATCAGGTTCTTTTTCATATCAGGTTAGTGCGGGACTTGGGTTAGGAAATACCACGAAATGGCGGCGCCGCATCCTGAGGAGAGCGTCAACAAGATCCAAGCCACGACGAGAAGCTCGGTGTTTTTGATGTCCCCGTTCATTCCGTTGGCCGACATCAAGCAGTCTCTGACGGCTTCCATCAAGGAGCCCCCGTCGTCGCCCTTGGCGATGAACGACCATTTCCGTCCAGGAGGTAGCGTATCGAGGTTGGTTAAATGCGAGGTCACGAAAACAATGGGGAGGCGAGGATACCGCGGCTTGATCTTTTTCGCAAAATCTGATCCTGACCCGTCTGGAAATTGAAGATCCAATAAAAGCAATCGGAACGGTCTTCTTCGCAAGGCCTCCTCGGCTTCCCCAAGTGAATGGACCTCGAAGGCTTCCGCTCCTGACTCCCGGCAATACGATGCCAGCATCTCGGAATCGTATAGGCTATCCTGCGCGATCAGCACGGGGAGATGGTGCTTGGCGGGTATGTTTTTCGCAATACCAAGAAGGACCTTGGCCAGCCAAATAAAGGTTTGAAGGTTCATTCATTGGTTCCTCAATGCGGCACCTGCAAGAATCCTAATGCCTGCGCGGAAACAGGACAAGACCTGATTTAATAGAATCTCACCCAAAATCGCTCACCTGTCGTTTTTTGGATTGAGCGAAAGACGCCTGCGCCGATGTTCGTCTGAAGTGCGGTGAAACTCCCTGTCTGTGGATTGAGCTCCTTTTCTAAAAAGGAACGAGATCCTAGAGGCTGCTCCCATTCCAGCAGCACATAGGACACTTCTCCAAAGAGACTAACGGGCGACGAACCACTAAAATGATTGACCCGAAAAAACGCAGAAGGGCTCGTATTCGTCACCGTAGTGGTCACTGTTCCTTTCGCATGGATTGACACGTCTCTCCAGTCCAGCATGTTTGATGATGTCTGCAAAAAAGAGAATGTGGAAGCGGTCCAAGATAGCTGAAAAGCATAGGCGGATTCTTTCAAAGGAGCCAACGGAGCAGTCACACCCACCAGAGTCTGGTGGCCTTCTCCGTATTGCCCAAACTCCCTTGTGCGGACATTGATCACATAAGTCTCGTTTGAGAACCCACGCAGCGTGGCATTGGTGTAAGGGTGAGCCACTGACACAATTTCGTTCCACCCACTGTCAAATATGACTACCTCAGAAAAGGAATTTGTGCCTTTTCTCTCCCATGAAAGTGACACCACACTGCTCTGGGCCGGACTATGGAGGATTGATGTGATCAGCCAAGCAAGGGAGAGGGTGCGGTGCATTGTTTAATTTGGTTCAGCTTTGATCTCTATTCCCATCAACCACGAGAAATTAGTAGGGGCAATAGATCCGTTCCCCGCTGTCATCGGACCAAACCACGGAAGCGTCGTGTTGACATTGTATTTGATCCAGGCTGATCCAAACGACGCATTGGTCACACCAGGGTTTCCGTAAGTAAGGCCCTGCTCATAATTTGAGCCAACTATTGTTTTTGGGCTTCCCATCAGTGCCGCAGCCCCGCCTCCGGAAAGCACAGTGGTGTTGAAGATGTTGGTGGTGAAGCGATGCTCGCGATAGTATATGTTCGTTCTATCTCCAAAATAAGTGGAGTTCACTTGAAACAGAAATCCTCCCGCGAACGCACCGGTGGAGATCTCACCTCCCCATTGACGATACATTGATGTGTCAATTGTATAAAGATGAACTAGAGTTGGACGAGCCCCTGCGGCTGTGGTAGCCGTCGTCACAGGAAAATAGTAGTAGTTCGTAGAAGTGGTCGAAGCCGGTGCGGCAGATGCTTCCACACTTAGCACAGATGGAGTAGGAACCAGACCTATTTTTCCCAATACGGTTTGAGCTAAGAAAGGACCGCCGGGCCCCTGGAACACTAAATGAATAGAATCTGATCCTGACATCCATCCTCTTTTGAACTGATTCGTGAGACTGATAGACTCCGGAAGGATGTCAACAAAAGCCCACCCTGTTGCTTGAGACGCCCTTACCAGCGCCTGTTTCCGTTTGAAAGTAGGGACATATCCCGTATCACCGTCATCACCTATGTAATGGTATCCTAAAATCAGCTTGGGACACGACACGGAGTTGAGCCAGTCCGTGTAAGGAGCGTTCGTCAACCAACTGTCTAAATTATCGGAATCAATATTGTGATAAATGATCAAATCAGGGGCTATGTTTGTGAGAACCCCTATCCGCAAAGCCAGTGGAGCGTTTGTGACCATGTCCGCCGACTGCCCACCCAAATCCATAAAATAAGGCACCAAACGATTTGTCTTTGACGTCGTTCTCATTGTTTCCGCTCCGATCACAAAATTACTGACACCAGAGGATGCTACTACTTTGATCCGATAGTCGCCTAAAGCAAGAGAGACGTTGGTGTAGCGGGGAGTCTGTGTTGCCGCGTATCCAGACACGGTCTTCTGTGTGACAAACGCCGCACCGTTCAAAGAAGTTTGAAACAAAAGATCACCTCCGTCTGGTTGAGCGATCCAGTAAAGCCCTACCTTTTCTGATGATGCGCCGTTCCCGCCGTTGTGGTATGTGACAGTGGAAGAGACAGGCATTCGAGAGTAGCAGGAAAACCAATTACCGTCATTGGCGAAAGTACCTGCTAGAGAATTGGTTGAGTAGGCTCCTCCAGTGTATGTCACCAATAGAAGGTTTCCGTAACTGTTCAAACCGTTCCCGGCCAAACCACGAGCTGATTGAAGTTTCCGCAAAATGTTATAGGAGATGGAACGATAGCTGTCAGCATACGAATCACCGATTACGACGATTTTCAATAAATTGTTGCTGAAGTTGTAAGAATCGATAAAAGGACTCAACGATCCCAGATTCTGCGATTGGTCGAGCTCGCGCCCAAGGAAGAGGCCGCTGAAGGTTCCGTTTGTCAAACTCAACCCCCCGGCATCCAGATCAGTTAATAGCTTGCCTTTTCGGATGGGGAAGGTCTGTGACGCCCCGTTGAACAACGAGGTGAGAAGAATGGCGAAGATTAAAAGATATCTCATAATGGGCCAATCTACTACCCCTCTTCAATATGGACAAGGTTGAATGTTTTCTAGTTTTCAGAGAGAGTTTTTTGGAGTGACTCTTCTGGTGTAACAGGAATGAAGGGGCGGAAGATGATGGAGTTGGCTTTCAGATTCCGGAGGGTCTCTTCAGGATTAGTCGTGATCAGTTTCCGAATTTCATCATCACGCATGACGTTTCCCAAGGCCCCGGCGATGATCTTTAATGACTCTCCTTGAAGTTGATACTGTCCAGCCAGTGTGTGAAAAGCCTCACTCAAAGCCAGGTATCCGTTGTCCTGCTTCTCAGCGATATCCTGCATGATTTCCTTCCATCGCTTTTCTACCTGCTCTGGGGTTGTGTTGAGCTTGGAGGCGATGATTTTCAAAGGAACGCCCGCCTGGAGGGCGCGGACAATGTAGGAGTCGTCATTTATCATAAAGAACCTCGCCTTTGGAGAATGTAGTCAAACAACGCCGCACGGTTTTGGTTGGCGTGCGAGCGATAGCTGCGGTCCTCGTTTTCTCTGTGCCAGTGATGGAGGAGACACAAACGAGCATCTATCTGCCACAGTTGCCGCGCCCGCGGGCGACTGATCTCATCACGACATCGCTGCGTGACGTTGCTCAGCGACAGAGCACCGGGCAGCGGGTCCACTTCCATGTAATGCTTTTCCAGCATGTAGATCTGCTGATAATCTTCCCATCCCCATCCTTTGAAGCGGTCATCACAACCACCCAATTGAAGATATTCCTCGCGGCGACAGATGAAATTGGAGGCGGCTGGAAGGAGATACGAGCCATTCACGCACGAAGGGCGGTTACTCATCACGTGATAGTATCGCTGAACGCTGAGACCCTTCTCAGTGTCCAAATACCAGCGTGAAGCCCTTTCGTTCAAAAACACCATACCGCCGTTGAACCACTGCCGTGGTCCGGCCGAACGCAGAACCTCGACCAGTGCGGTGAAATACTCAACATTGGGCAGGGCGTCTACGTCGAGCTTCATGATCCACTCAGTTTTCGTTAGAGCCGCCCCCACATTGTGGAACATGCCAATGGACTCATCACCGACACGGAAGCAAGAGATGGCTTCAACGCAGGCTGGAGTTTTCGGCAACAGACTTTCACGGGGGGCGTCTCCTACCATGAGGAGGTGTTTGACTTCAGGATGATGAGCGGCTTCAATGCACCGCAGCCAACGCTCTAGTTGCTCTGGCCGTGACCAGTAGGGGGTGATCGTCGTGAGGATCATTTGGAGTAAAACTTATCGCCCCATCCATTGCCGGTCCAACGTGACGCCCGCGGCTGGAAGCCGAACGTCTCCAGGTAGTCGTCAATTTCATGCACCAGCGGGCAGCCGCGATAGAGTTCCTTGTTATTCACCTCCAGGTAGGCATACTTGAACTGATGGATGAACTCACCCATTCCTCTGAGGGCCAGCATCTCCGCGCCCTGGAGATCAATGTTCAAGAACCAATCCGGCCCCACCACCAGCCCCGTTTGGCGCAGGAGAGTATCCATCCGAGTTGTCTTAAGCTGAACCTGGGTGTTGAATTTCACCGTAGGGTGCTCTTCCTTGTGCAAGGTAGGCTCCAGCATGGATGAGCTTTGGCCGTCGTTGGAGGCGACGTGGAACGTGACCTCCTGACCGTCCACATCTGACACGCAGGCCCGTAGAGCCGGGTGGTATAGCTTGAGATCAGCCAGACGCGCCACTAGCCGCTGATAGACGTCCGGCAGGGCTTCGACCCAGATCACGTTAGAGACTCCCAGAGCTGCGTAGGTCTCAGCCTCCTGGCCTTCGTTGGCTCCAATGTGGAGGATGCCGTTGGTTTTGACGTTATACTGAGCGAAGAGTTGTTGGAATGGAATGAGCATAAATCAGGGAAGGATGAAGTAGGCACCGGCGTCCTCCATCCGGTTTTCAGGAAGAAGCTGGATCTCAACTTTGAGTGTTTGAGCGATTTCAGTGACGGCCTTTTTCACACCGTAGTCTGGATTTTCATAATCGTGAAAGGCGACAATTCCGCCGGGCTCTACATTGGGCAACCACGACGTGACGTCACGTGTCACACCTTCATAGGAGTGGTCGCCGTCAATGTAAAGCAGGGCCAACGACAAACCAGGCACTCGCAACGCCATCAAATGAGATTCGCCCTGGAGGAAAACGGCACGGTGTTTGAAACGTGCTAGACGGATTTGTGCCTCCTTGAGATTCTTGCGGTGCCATTCCGGAGGAAACCCTCCATCGCCTTTTTGGCTGGCGTTGCAGGCCCAGCGGTCCACGAGATAGACCTTGGGGAAGAAGCAAGGCATGTCCAGAATGTTTTCGGCGAACAGTCCTTCAGCGACGCCTATTTCAGCCGCACTACCTTTAAGGCCACGGCGCTGAACAACCTGCCACAAGTCACGACGGTGTTTGATCATAGTTTTTTCTGTTAGCTTCCGCCCAGTCGAAGGTGTTTGGATCGAAATCGCTCATATGATCTTGGTACCAGTAGGGTCCAAGTTTTTTGAAGTTAGAAAATATCGTCATCCCCTTGCCGATGTCACTCTTGTTGTCATACTGCGTAACGCAGCCTGGCACGAAGGCGAACGTCTGCAATTCCGGCTGAAGTTGGATGAACAACCAGTCAATCCCTATGCTGCGGTGGACGTTGGATTCCAGCAGGTCTAGAATTTTCTGAATGGAGTTGAGGTTTACGATATAGGCGTAGGTGCAGAAAGCTCCGTAAGTGCGGATCATCCGAGGATGGTCGGTGGTTTCCGCGTCTCGCTTGAGTGTGTTTTTGTGCCACCAAGGCGGATTCACGTGAAATGTCCCGCCCAGCCAAATGACATCCCACTCGCGGTTTTCGACGAACTCGTCAACGATAGCCATCCGGTGATGGAAGTCTTTACAGAAGATCAAATCGTCCTCCATTACAAAAGCATGGCGGCGCCGGCGAAGGGCTTCGGTCATTATAGAGACCTGAGCGTAATGGCATCCGATCGCCCCAGGAGTCCGCGCTCGCATGACAGCCACCTTGTGCTCTTCTCCTCGATACTCTTGCGGCAGAATCCCGCGAGTGCGAGTGGCAGTAAGGCCGGCGTTTCGCAATGAATGAGCCATCCGCTCAAGACGATCAGTGCGATGGTCTAGGTTAACGAAAGAGGCGTAGGAGTTTTCAATGATTCGCATATTAGAGTCGCGTCCATTCTTCCGGAACGATGTCGCTGGTGTCCAGGTTATTATGACCTGGAACGAACCACAACTTGGGAATGATTATCTGTTTTTCAGGGTTTTGGTTAAGCCACGCCCCCCACCAGCTAAAGGTGGAGGCCGAACAGACGTGATGCTCACATTCACTCATGTGAACCAGGTCTTCCTCTTCCGGACGGCACACGGAGAACCACACATCGTTCCGCTTGCCAAAATTCTCTCTGCACCACGGAATGTCGTCACTGAAGAACACAAATCGCATTCCAGGAAACCGCGCCATGGCTTCAGTGTACCACTGCGCCGTGACAGGTGGATGCTTGTGGGCCAGTTTGATGTAGTCCGTCCGCCGCACATGAACGGACACCCATCCAGGTCGTGGATTCCATTTGAAGGCGAACGCTTTCAAAACCTCATTCCGATATTCTTTGAAATACTTCTCCGTCTGCCAATACCCGTCCAAGATGATGTTGTGGGAGCCTCGCCACTCCTCATTGAAAGGTAGCGACTGAAAACCATGGGATGTTTCTTTGATTAAGGCCTCTGCCAGTGATGGGTCCCAGTGCGGATTCACCAGGTGTTGCAGGTAAATTGGATTCCACTTTGGATTCTTAGTGGTGTTGGGGAGGGTGTAAGGCAAACCCCACTTGGAGGCATACCCTATTGCCGTAGCCGCTTGGAATAAGAAATTCCCCATCCGGCCGTAGGTCTTTGGTTTTACCATTCCGTTCATATTTTAACGCATCATCCGCAGCCGTGCTTCAATGTCTTTCGCGAAGTGGCCGGTTTTATGTCGGTTGAGTTTGTAATGACTTTCTTCATGGATCCGGTGGTAATACTCCAGATCCCAAACCACGTGGATTCGATTCCCAGCCTTCAACCAACGGTAGGCCATGTAGATGGTATCGCTGGTGTGCGGTTCCACGCCTGGATCCCAGACGCTACAATAGCCCGCCCGTGGAACCAAATAGTTGGCCGCGTTCAGCAAGGTGGGGAAGTGTTTCTTGGTCATCAGCTCAGCCACATTACTTGAATTGACGGTGCGGCCGGAAAAAGAACGAAAGTTAAAATGAGGCTTGGCGAAGTCAGGGCAGTAAATGGAATCAGCCTGCCACTCCTTTATGTTGAATATCGCGTCCAGGTAGTCGACGCCCATGACGTTGTCGCTGTCAAAAAGAACCACCCAGTCATTGGTGCACCGTTCGACGGCCAGCTTCTTGTTCCGGTAGCAATCAACATTTTCAGGATTCCAGAAAAGCCGCACCTTTGGATGGCTCCCAAAATGCTTGAGGAGCAGGGCCTCACTTCCGTCAGTGCTTTTGTCATCACTAATAACCACCTCACTGACACGCGGATCATCAAGAACCTGCGCGAACGACTCCATCAGGAGATAGAATCGATTGAAATGAGTGATAGCGATAGAGATGGTCCGCATGGAGTATGTTCTTGAAAACTAGGGATGACCCTCAACATTTGGATGCGCCCAAATCTGACGACATATTTCAGCACCGTATGAACAAGGCCTGCCGTGGCCTAGTGAAGCTCCTTCGCAGGCGTCGCAGAACTGACGATGTTGGCCAAACGCCATGAGAAGATCCATCAGCTCAGGTGGGACTCCCTCTTGACCGCTCTCGTTTTTCTCCAATTTGATTCTGATGCCCATATCAAGGAATGAAGGGGATCCAAGTGCATCGGCAATTGGGGTGGAGAGGTATGACTCCGCGGGCGGTGGCAATAGTGTAGATGGTGCCGGCCCGCTCCTGGCAGAGTGGGCAGACATGGTCATCACCCGCCGTGGCCCACTCGGCCTTCAACCCCAACTGCTCAACCCCAAGCCGAGCAAAGGAGTCGAGCTGGCCCTCAGCGTGGGCGTGGATGATCTCAGTCCGTGCGATGGTCATGGCGCGCCCCCGCGTGAGAGAGTCCAGACTCGCCATGAGGTTGTTGGCGGTGTCCCGTGCCCCTAAACCATCGGCAATGGCTTGGGCCATTACCCGGTTCATGTCAGCAGACATGGCGGCGGTGACTCCTTTCAACTGCTCAAAGGAACGTGTTGCGAGCAATTGAATCTTGGAGGTGGTCTCTCCTGCCCCGAATCCTGATTGCATGAACTCGTCAATCGTTTGATCGCCAATGTTCTCTCCGTTCGCATCCTCCATCCCAAACTCTAGTTGGCGCGTGGAAAGGAACGCATTCAAAATCCCGCGGCGGTAGGCCGACTCAATGTAAGGGGCCGTCCAAGGCTGATCTACCCGCCCGCCCAGACTGGGTGACAGGATACCTGCGTCCATTTGCTGCTTGAGCCATTCGTTGAACGCCTTCAATTTATCAGCCTGGGTCAGAAACTGGAACTCCCGCGGCTGGGCCATCAAAACGAAAGCTGGCCGGTCATCCAAAGCCAGGGCGTCCAAAGTGGCCACGAAGTTGAAGATTTCTTTCCGGAGGAGTTGAAACCTTCGGCGCAGATTTGACATGAACTGTCGCCGGACGGTGGTCGTTCGTGTCGGGTCTATGCGCAGGGGATTCCGTGTCACGGGAGCCTTCTTCTTGGCGTTTATGACCACGCCATGGCACCCGCATCGCGGAATAGGTGAGGCGAACTTCATTTTCGCGGGGTGGTCTGGCGAGTGCTGGTAGGCTGGGCATTGACGCCTGTCTGCTTCATCTGTTCCGCTTTAACGTCGCCTAGTGCCTTAGCCTCCTCTACCTTCTGGTCAAGGATTTCAGGAATATGCTCTTCCGCGGCGGCGATGACCGCGTTGGCTTCAGCGTCGCTCATCCCAAGGACCAGTGTGAAGTAATGGAACGGAGGCATCAAAGCGTCAGCGCCGGATTGGACATACCGTGCCATCGCGTTCGTCTTGGTTTCAGCGATCTTAACACCCTGCTGAGTGTTCAGGTTGTTTGAGTCGCCCCAGGCGATGGTGTATCCTTCGGCCGGATTGGGTAAAATGCCGATGAGGATCAGGCGATCAATGAAGGGCCGGAGAACGAAAGGCGAGAGGTAGGCGTCTCGGCGGTAAGTCAGTTTCTTGCTCCAAGACTTGGAATCCTGTTCGCTGGCCAGCTGCGCAGCCTCCGAGCCAGCGAGAATCCGCCACGGAATACCAAGCGCGATGCCGATCAACTTGAGCTGGGTGTCAACGTGGGCAGTGGGGTCGGCGACCTGGACCGTGAGTGATTTGGCTGTGAGGTTTTCCAGCATCAAATGACGCTGGAGTCCGTTCATGTAGCTTTCCATCTCCTCCCGGGTGGCGTCCTTATCAATCGTGACCTCCTCCGCTAGGTTAGGATGAGTCTCAAGACTGAGGCCCGGAAAGCCCCCCTTCCAGAACATCTCTCCTGAGCCACCGGCCACCTTGCGCAGGTCGAGTAGGCGATTGTAGACCACCTCCATGCGCGGGCATCCGTAAACCTCATTGTTGGTGCGATTGTCCGCTAGATGGATGACGCGATGCCAGTGAACTTTGACTGACTGCGCCGCGCTCTTCAAATCAGTCGAAATGCTCGGATCAGTGAACTGCTTCGGGTCAATGAAGTTCACCTCATACATCAACGGCATGCCGTAACGAGGATTGGTTTGATCACCTTGGAGTTGATTGATCTTCACCAAGCTCTCTTCCAACGGGCGCAGGTAAAGAAGCTTTCGCTCTTTTGCCGGCGCAGTGCCTACCACCTCTCCTTTTTCATCCAGCCCAGCGATGGGTTGGTCCAACGCGAGACCGTCATCGATACCAAGAATGAGCACGCCGTATCGGCCGATACCTGAAAGGACGTCAGCCCGGTGGAGATAGGAGAAGACCGGAATCCGCAGCCGCAACTCGTCCCACGCCTCTTCAAACGCAGTGAGGTCCTTCTCCTCAGTTTCGTAAACAACAGGATCCAGGGCCCAGGTTTCGTCAGGGTAGATCGTAACCACCCGCTTGCCCACGTCGCCGCGGGTGAACATCTTACAGAAATCCTCAAGCGAAATGGAATCTGGGTGCCCACACTCACTGCCCACGTCGCGCTTGGGGTCAATGAGCTTCCGCAACCATTCCGCGCGAGATGTCAACAAATTGCGAACGAAAGAAGGAACTCTCATGGAGATACGCTAACAGGTTCTGCCGGGCGGGCAAGTGTTAGAATTTCTTGCCGCCCTCTGCCAGCCGCGCTTCGCGGGTATGGTCCTGTCGCTGGGCATTGTAGGCGAGCTTCTCTTTCACGGCTCCGAGCAGGTCCAGTTCGTGGATCCAGCAATAGTAGATGATGGCGTTGGCGGCATACTCCATGTGGTAGGCTTCACGTTCTGTCTGTGTCGCCGCGACCAGCTTCGTGATGAAGAGCAGTTGGCGCAGTTTATTTCGACCGCCGCCGAGATCGTGAATGCTGAGAGTATGATGCCACGCCTGGATGACGATCCCAAACCCGCCGCAGTAGTCACCGATACGGATGAGGGCGTCGGCCATTTCGACCTCCTCCATCCGCCGATGTGGCAGGTGGTCGTCCATCAAATTCTTGCGAATGCCCTCAGCAGCCTCGGCCAACTCCGTCACAATCAACATGGCACGCTCGCCGCGGTCATGGGCAATCGGTTGATTTGTTTTCAAATCAGTCCACCACAAATGATTAGCTTTGCGGCAGTGGGCGGAAAATTCAGGCAGGTTCCAGCGATTGTCAGAGAAGTATGTGGGCGTCGTTGTCATTATTTAAGGAGGATGTTTGTGATTGTCGTGGTTAGAATCCGAAAGAACAGATAGCCCATCCCCGCGCAGAACCCATAAGGAACGGCCATCAAGAAACACTTAACCAGCTCAGAAAAAAATCGAGGATTTCCGCGAAGGACCCATGCCGACCAAATCTGGGTTATCAAGAAGACGAAAAGGAAGACCAGAAAGGCCTCAAGAAAGAGCAGTCGAATGATCATGAGCGAAAATAAGTTTTACCACAATCAAGGCACCGCACGGCACGGGCTCCGTTGTATTGTATTTGGGCAGACGTCGTGTGGACGTGAGGGCAGAGCAGTTGGCGCAGTTTCCTCTGGGCGGGGCCAAGTTTTGGATTGATTCGGTTCCAAAGGGATTCGGCACTGTGGTATGAACCGACTGACACATGGCAGAGTGGGCAAGTGATGTCCACCCACTTCGCTCCTAGGCGCATCCCCTGCGGAGTTTGTTTTTCAGTCCGCTTAGGTGGTTCGCCACGTCGGCAGAGGTTTATTTGCATATCTCAAAAGAGGAAACAGAGGAGAGCCGTAACACCCGCCGCCACTCCGATAACCACCACCGCGAATATCGCGATGATGAACAAAGGATGAAGGAACACCTTTCCAGTGGGCGTGTCAAATTGAATTCGATTCTTCATCAACGGACCTTTTGCACTATCACACCTGAATGATCTATGCGATGGAGATACTCCCCACCAACAAAAAACTCATCAGCGGCCTTCCGGCTTCCTAGCCAGTGGCCGTAGTCGTCCAAAATCACAAAACCACCTGGCGCGACCCGGTACCACAGTGAACGCAGCTCATGGATGGTTGATTCGTACCAATCAGTATCTAACCGCAAGAGAGCGATTTTGAAAGGCTCCCCGCCTCCATTAAGAGTGCGCAACACATCACCCGCATGGTAGTGGATCCATGAAGCTGGGTAGTGACACCGCGCCATGTTTCGCTGAACCTCGCAAAAGGATGCCGTGCATTGTTTCTTGATGAAATCAGCGTGATCCGTCGCCCGCAGTCCGTTGAAGGCTACGTCTTTCTCCGTCGGCGGTGTCATTCCATTGAAAGTATCGTAGAGATGGATCGGCCGGACCTGTCCTTCAAGGTAAAGGGTCTCAGCTGCGAGCATCATGCTGCCGCCCTTCCACACGCCGCACTCGACCACGGCACCTGGAATGCCGTTCCGGCAGACGTATTGGAGAGCCCGCATCAACGCCGCCCGGCGCTCAATGCTGGTCATGGTGAAGGGTTTGACGGAGGTCAACACCCGCTGCTCAATTTCACTGAAGTCTTTTACGCGAAGCAGCTCAGGGTGACGCAGATACTTGAAGGCTTTCTGGAGGAGGTTCATTTGGATAAGGCGGCGAGGCGTTTCTCAAGTTCATCGAGGGAGGCTCCGACCACCGGAGTGGTGTTCTCCAAATCGCGCTCCCACTTCTCGGCGGCTTTGGAGTTGACCGTCTTGTGTTTCTGCCGGACCCCTGAATACTTCTTGTGGTTTAGTGTTTTGGGCACGGGACTGTTATCTCCTTTCCGGCCTCGACCATCTCAACTATTTCATTTTCGTTCAACGGCCGGAACCGCTCAGAGTTGAACCCCCGTTCTGGGAAAGGTGGCTTGGTTGACCGAGGATTGTGGAGACCCACTAGCAAGAGACACACCTCGCCCGGCTCGGCCTTCCAATTTACGCCAAGAGAAACCTGGCGCACCACGTAGATCCTATCTTTAACGGGCAACGCGAGATAGAGCCGCTTCGCTGCGGGAGGGAACACATCGTCAACGCAAACCACCTTTTGTCCAGTCATCATGTCGTCTTCTCCTGAGGGTTATTATGACAGTCGCAACTGGCGCACCTGAAAGGCTGATTCGATGGCAGACCTTTCTTGATCCAAAGATACTGACCAGTGAGACAGTTCTCGCACACCCCTGGCGCCGGATAATGGGAAGCCTCACAGAAATGATCTGGATGTTTTGCTCCTCCCATTCGATAGTAATCTTTCTCCGTAAGCACGTCAGGCAGTGGCGGATTCCGCACTTCCGGAATCTCCGACTTCGGTTCCTTGGTGTAGGAATCCGCCATCTTCAAAATGAGGGCGACCAGGGCGATACCGAGCAAGGCGATCCAAATAACATTCATATCACTCACCTTCAATCTTGATAATCTCTGACACGTGGAAGGAGCGGTTGACCCGCACATTGCGAACGGACTGCTGGCCCTTCCACACCTCGCCGACTTGCCGCAGACCGAAGATCTTTACCGTGGGCGTCGTGCCGTTGGCCGCACGGTAGGTCACCTTGCGGCTGAACCGATCTTTGAGTTCGACGTTGTTTGCCATATGAACATTATCTCTTCTCGGCCGAAGCGAGAACCGCGGCCACGTAGCGACGAGCATTGTCAAGAGTCCGCGCATGGATCATTCGCTCGTCTTTAGTCACATCCTCGTCCTTGAACAGCTCAGCAGTGGTTTTGGCTCCAACCGTTTCTGACCAGTCGATCAAGATCACTCCACTCCGCCAACCGATTTTGAACCGGCCGATTGGAGTAGTGACTATGAACCACGGCCGATGCTTGCAACACCACCTGGAGCAGTAGCCGTTGGGGATGGTCTCCACATAGATGGCGGTATCTCCGAACACACTCAAAAGATCCTCGCGCTCCTGCTGGGCTTCTTTTTGCTTGACCGGGCCATTTGCGAGGCGGTGCTCCAGATAAGCGGCCTCGATTTTGTCGAGAGCCTCATAAAGAGCATACCGCTGCGGCGCCGGTAGTTCGTCCTTTTCCGTGGTGTATATCTTTACCCCAAAGGAGCCGTAGTTTCCGTGAGACTCTTTTGAAGAAGCAAGGTGGTATTCAGCAGCCATATGAATATTATCTCCTACCGATTGGTGGTTTACCGGACGAGGGCAGCTCTTTAACCGCAGCCCTGATTTCCGCCGAAGTCCTTTGCAAAATCGTGGCGGTCACATTCGGAGGAATTTGATGGTCCGCATGGTGCTTGATGAAGTCCCATTCCATTTCGGTAAAGGGTTGATTGACTCGCAAGATCCGCGATGCCGTTGGTTGGTATGACGCGGCCTCCTTCGGATTGTCCATTAACCGGGTCAAGAGATTGTAGACGCCGAGCCGGTTGGTGTGTAGCCGTTGCGCAGCCACTTTTGGGTCTACTATACACATGAGCACCAGGTCTAGTGTCGCGTCAACTTTTTTCCTGCTCCATTTTGCCATATGAATGTTATCTCCGCTGACGGGTTAGCTGGTCCGCTCAGTTTTTGTAATGCCGGGCGAGATCCACCGGCCGAAGGTAGAACGCGTCCGTCTTCCACTGGCCGGGCCACAGGAAGACCAGCAGGTCCTCTGGTTGCAGGCTATTTACCAGCCGGTCGCGCTCGCCCACGCTATTTGCGAAAGCCACCTGCTTGGCAGCGGTGACCCGAACTAGGGTCCCGTAGGTGCGGAGGTTGCCGTCGAAGTCGTCGGGCAGAGTGCGGAGGTTTTCGTTTTGAAACAGTCCGGCCGGAGCGGGGGTTTTGCTACGCTTGGCTGCCGGTGGTTCTGTGCTAGTGTCTTTCATGCCGTATTATCTTGAACAAATTCATTCCGTGCCCCGCAAATTTTTTGACTCCCGTGAGTGAGCGTGGGTGGCTGCTTTGAGAGAAGGGGTGGGTGGGTTTGAGGCGACGGGGTTGAAAATTTGATGACTCGCTGAAGGGGGTGGCCTGGGTTGGGAGAACGGGGATCGCGATTTGATGACTCGTAGAACGTCGCGGCCTCCAAACCTCGCCTCAAGCCCGGCCCAATTTAGTGAAAATCCCTCCCCGGCTCTCCCCAGCCGCCAGGACCGCCGGCGACCCTGCGGCGCAGCGTGGTGACGTGGCTCATCTCTGCGCTTTTGCGGCGGCGCTGTGGTGAACCATGTCACCTACTATGTGTATCATCTAGCCGGCATATCGCACCTCCTTGTCTTGCACTATGCCCGCGGCGACAAGGGCCCGACGTGCCAGCGCGGCTTTCTGCTTGGCTAAGCACACCCGACAGATGCCATGGCTGAGAGTGTGCGTTCTGCGCAGAGGCTCTAGTTCCGGCTGGTGTGTGTAGATGGTGGCTTGAGGGTGGCATACTGCGCACACTGTAAGTATATTGGCCTCCACCTGGTATGTTGCGCCGTTGTGCATGTGTTAAGCAATTGGGTTGTGAGAAGGCGTGGGGTCGCAGGCGCTGCGTTTTGTGTAGTAGTGCCATTTGGGGTTGGATTCCTTCACGAAAACCACATTAGCGTAGCCCTGGCTGAGATAATCGCGGCGGATTTCACGCAGCATAGTGCCGTCGCTCGTGTGCCCGGCATAGTTATATCCGTCCGCGACAGCTTGGGCGCGGGAGGCCTTGAACTGGAGCGGCCTGGTGTTTGGCTTTGTTGTTTGCATAGCGTTATTAACTACGCACACACTATACGAAATAATTCACAAACATGCAAGCCCTCTTTTGTTATTCCGCACACATTTATTTTGGGCGTATGAACGGATTCGGCACGGGATCTGTTTCTGGCCTGGTGGTTTGAGAATTGTTTTGGGTGGGCGCGGACGGAGGGGAGGCGCCTCTTCTCACGTCGTCTCACGCCTTTTGCACCCTATCCTCTTCTCGCCGTTTGTAGTGCTGCGCAGTGCAATGCTATCAAACGGTTCACCTAATAGCTCTATCTCAATTAGTTCACCTTGTATGTGTAGCAGGAGAACGGATTCGGCATGTGTGCTGCTAAGTGCTATCTCGCCAGTGCCCGCTCTCACATTATGTTGCACACTTTAGGTATCTCTGCTTATACGGTATCTGGTAGTATGTCTATAGCCGAGTTATTACTGTGGCTCTAATAGCCAATCTCCGTCGTTTGTGCCTTTTCTCCTGGTTTCTCGTATCTCGTGTCATACTCAGGTTAATACGTTCAAAGTATGCTGCTCGCGGGTGTGCGCAGTGCTTTCGACCCTCTCACCTGTGCTATTTGCTGCGCAGTTTGTTGCTCGTGCTTGGGCACTTGTGCTGCGTTGCATGTGTCCGAAAAGCACTGTGGCTCTAGCTGGACGTTTAATCCTGGCTGAGCCACAGTTTGTATGATTGAATCGAACTAGGTTTAGGTGTGTCTGAGATTAGTAGCCGAGCCGCTTGAGATCCGCGTTCATGTGCCGGCCGAGGATATTCACATCAAATCCAGCGTAGGTCTTGCCGTTAATGTCGCGCCTTACGCAGCGATTGAGCAATACCTTGCCGTCCATGATTGCCCGTTTCAACCGCTGCGCCATGGCCATATGTGTCAGCTTGAGATTCCAGGCAAAGCACACGGGCCGGTCCACGTTGGAGAAAACCGGCGTGACTTGAATGTATTCTGCGCCTACGACGATGGTTACTGCGGTTAATTGTGTTTCCATAAATGTGTTGTGCGTTGCACTGCGTTTAGTTTTCCATGTCGGCTAGGTATTGGGCGTCCACGACAATGCGTTTTACCCAACGCGATTTCGGCTCCTTGTAGGAGAGCGCACACAGAGTCATGTCACGCTCTTCTTCGCTGCGACAAATGTCCACGACGCCAGGACCGTCCTCTCCCTGGTTTTCCCATATTTCGTAAATGACGTCGCCCTCGCGGAGGTTAGTGCGCACAACTTGGTTGTCCGCGTCCTCGCAAATCTCAAAGCCAGCAGTGGCGCAGAATGATTTGAAGGCATTCTCCACCAATTCCGGGCTCATAGTGGCTGAGCGGATGTGATAGTGTAGGGCAAAGGTGTTTTTCATATTGGGTGTTATTTGCTGCGGAATTTGAAATGGTTAGCTAGGTGAGCGAACTCTGGAGGCAGGCTTTTCCGGGCGCGGGCAACAATTTCGCGCTCTACTGCTAAGGTTTCCGCGTTTATTGCTTTACACTGCGCAATAGCCAAAGCGCGAATCGCGTCAGGTGTGCATCCTAAATGCTTTCCGAACGACTGTTCGGCCGAGAGCGCGGCAGTAATGCGTCCCGTGTCCCACCGCGCATTTAGCAGCTGGTCGATGTTGCGCTTTAGGCGCTCGAGAATTTTTGGTTCGATTTGCATACGTGTTCCTATTACGCACTAACTATACGAGATCGTTCACAAAATGCAACAAAAGATTTGAATTATTTTACCCCTATACCACGCGGGCACGGGCGTCCGCATACATCTCGTCAAGGCGAAGCTTTTCCTGTTCCGGGGACATACTGCGCATCCAACGCCAAAACTGGACGCGCTCTGTTTTGCTACGCTGTTTGAACTCGACGCGGTAGAGACTGCGGAGATCTTCGTAGGAGAGTTCGCGTTTTGGCGCTACGGATAGCTTAGAGAGCGGGTCGCCCACGTAGACGGCGCGGTGGGTGGAGATTGCTTCTCCTACCATGCCCTCAAAACATTCAACCGTGAAGATCACCACGCCGTTGCCGACGAGGAACAATTGGGTGTCGCACACGTTTTGCATATCAATCCTGCAAATTATCGAGCGCAGTCTGAGCATCTGCGGCAGTCATACGCTCCCACGACATATTGATTTTGATATTTTCCGGCACCATGGCCGGGCGGGAATTATCGCTATACCACGCGCCGCCAGATCCATCGCGGCCAAAGACAAGGAATCCATTTCCGGCAAATCCTTTGCGGAGGCGGGCATTGTGTTCTCGGGCGATTCTGCGGGCTGCGGTTGTTACGTTTGCTGTGGTCATTTTATTCTTTCT